ATGGATAAAGTACTAAATAGAGAAGAATCCATGGAACTCATGGATTTATTAGGCCTAGAAAGATCTGCTTGGGGTGATGTGCCTCTTATGAGAAAGGCCTATCTTAAAAAGTGCAAGGAATTTCACCCTGATAAAGGGGGAGATGAAAATAAGATGAAGAGAATGAATACCTTATATAAAAAAATGGAGCAGAATGTAAAGGTAGCTCATCAGCCTGATTTTGGAGCATGGAATAGCTCAGAGGTTAGTTCTGATTTTACTCCTTCTCCAGATACTTTATATTGCAAAGAGTGGCCCCTATGTGCCACAAAGCCTTCGGTGCATTGTCCTTGTATGCTTTGCCTTTTAAAATTTAAGCATATTAACAGAAAATTTTTAAGAAAAGAGCCCTTGGTGTGGATAGATTGCTACTGCTTTGATTGCTTCAGAAGTTGGTTTGGCTTAGACCTAACCCAAGAATCTCTGCATTGGTGGGCAGAAATAATTGGACAAACTACATACAGAGATCTAAAGCTATAAGGTAACTAACAAAACCTTTGATTAGTTCACATATACTTAGTATAACACCTAAAAAATTTTTTCCTTTGTTTTAGATTCCAACCTATGGAACAGAAGAATGGGAATCCTGGTGGAATTCCTTTAATGAAAAATGGGATGAAGAGTTATTTTGTCATGAAGATATGTTTGCAAGTGATGAAGAAGCAACTGCAGATTCTCAGCATTCTACTCCTCCCAAAAAGAAAAGAAAGGTAGAAGACCCAAAAGATTTTCCTGCTGATCTTCATACTTTTCTTAGTCAAGCTGTATTTAGTAATAGAACTCTTGCTTGCTTTGCTGTATATACCACAAAAGAAAAGGCTCAAATTTTGTATAAAAAAATTATGGAAAAGTACTCTGTAACCTTTATAAGTAGACATAATAGTCAAGGACATAATATTTTGTTTTTTTTAACTCCTCATAGGCATAGAGTGTCTGCAATTAATAATTTTTGTCAAAAGCTTTGTACCTTTAGTTTTTTAATTTGTAAAGGGGTAAATAAAGAATATTTGTGTTATAGTGCCTTAAGTAGAGAACCCTACTCAATTATAGAAGAAAGTATTCAGGGAGGGCTTAAAGAACATGATTTTAACCCAGAAGAACCAGAAGAAACTAAACAGGTGTCATGGAAGTTAGTTACTGAATATGCCTTAGAAACTAAATGTGATGATGTGTTTTTATTACTTGGAATGTATTTAGAGTTTCAAACTGATCCAGAGCAATGTAAAAAATGTAACAAAAAAGAGCAACCATACCATTTTAAATTTCATGAAAAACACTTTGCAAATGCAACAATTTTTGCTGAAAGCAAAAATCAAAAAAGTATTTGCCAACAAGCAGTAGATACAGTGTTAGCAAAAAAAAGGGTTGACACTGCTCATATGACCAGAGAAGAGATGTTACTTGAAAGATTTAACCATATTTTGGATAAGATGGATTTAATATTTGGAGCCCATGGAAATGCTGTATTAGAGCAATATATGGCAGGAGTTGCTTGGCTTCACTGTTTGTTACCAAAAATGGATACTGTAATATATGATTTTTTGAATTGTGTTGTTTTTAATATTCCTAAAAGAAGATATTGGCTATTTAAGGGGCCTATTGACAGTGGAAAAACAACTGTTGCTGCTGCTTTGTTAGATTTATGTGGGGGTAAAGCATTGAATGTTAATTTGCCCATGGAAAGGTTAAGTTTTGAATTAGGTGTGGCTATTGACCAGTTTATGGTTGTCTTTGAGGATGTGAAAGGAACAGGAGGAGAATCAAAGGATCTTCCTTCAGGGCATGGAATAAACAATTTAGATAGTTTAAGGGATTATTTAGATGGCAGTGTAAAAGTAAACTTAGAAAAGAAACATCTTAATAAAAGAACACAAATTTTCCCACCAGGAATAGTTACTATGAATGAATATTCAGTCCCAAAAACACTTCAAGCAAGGTTTGTAAGACAAATAGATTTTAAACCTAAGATATACCTAAGAAAATCTTTAACTAACTCACAGTTCTTACTTGAAAAAAGAATTTTGCAAAGTGGTATTACAATGCTATTACTACTAATTTGGTTTAGGCCTGTAGCTGAATTTGCAGGTGACATACAGGCTAGAATTGTAGAGTGGAAGGAAAGGTTAGATAATGAAATTAGTATGTATACTTTTTCTAGAATGAAATATAATATATGTATGGGCAAATGCATCCTTGACTTTACCAGAGAAGAGGATTCAGAAACTGAAGACTCTGGACATGGATCAAGCACTGAAAGTCAATCACAGTGCTTTTCCCAGGCCTCAGATACTTCAAGTACTGCACAAAGTGATAGTCAGTATGATCACAGTAATGAATTACATATTTGTAAAGGGTTTGAATGTTTTAAGAAGCCCAAAACACCCCCTCCCAAATAAATACAACTATGTAATACTTTTATCTCTGTTTATTCACTATAAATGTAAAGTGCAAGTACAATAATAAAAGCAAGTTCTACAACAACTTTGTTTGTAGTTGCCCATATTTATCAATATATCTCATCATATCTGGGTCACCAGGAAGATCTTCAGTGCCATCAAACACTCTGACCTCCTCAACCTGTGCTTCCATACCATACATAGGTTGCCCTTGCACCCTTTGAGTTCTCCTATTAATTAAGTCACTTAGAAGAAAAGAAATTGGATAAGGATTTTTCACTGTTCTTTTTCTCAGTAAAATCTTAAAATATCTAGAAAGCCCCCTCCACTGTTGTGTCCCAGAGCTGTTAGTAAACAACCCACAAATATCTGCAGAAGAAACATACAAGCTGTCAGCTTTGCAGAGAGGCCCAACTCCCTGTTCATCAAGAAGCACTGTAGTGGCTGTGTTAGTAATGTGTAGCACTGGGGGAACATTTTCTCCTCCTGTGTATGTTCCAAAATACCTAGTGTTTTCATTCCTACTTGGATCAGGTACCCAGCATTCAACAGGGTAGGCATTGTTTTTGTCCAGGTAAGCCTTGTGGTCAGTGTTCATTACCTGGGACTGCACTGTAGGATTTTTAGGAGTAACAGTGCCATCAGGATATGTTGTTCTATAATTAAGCAGCACCCCTTGCAGCTCCAAAGCTTCCCCACCAACAGAAAAAAAATGAAAATTAGAGCCTTGTATTGGCTTCCCAGCACCATTATCATGAATAGGTTGAGCACCTGTGTGAAGGTTTAGCATACTTGTTACACCAATAACTTCTGTTTTAACATGCACTGCTTCCCACATCAGTATATTTCCACAAGTTAAATCCTCATTTAAATTAGGCAGTGGAATTCTTGCAGTGCTATAACAGGGAAGCATTTTTCTGTCTGGGGCATCAGAACTAAAAGTGGAGTCACATGTAACTTTCATACTAAATCCCCTTTGATGTTCATCTGGATCCCCCATTTCTGGAGTTAAAAAACATTCTATTTCTGTGTATGCATCTACCCCAGTTTTAACTTCTAAAACTTCTACCCCTCCTCTTATAAGTAGCTTTGGAACTTTGACTGGATCCTTTGGCTTTTTGGGAGCTGCCCCTGGACACTCTCCTTTTCTTTTGGCTGGGGCCATCTTCATATGCTTCAAGAGCAGGTGTTATTGTCCCGTACAGGCCTAGAAGTAAAGGCAACATCCATTGAGGAGCAGTTCTTTGATTAGCACCTCCTGGTGCAATTGTTTTTTCTATAAATTCACCTGAATGTATTTTTGTTTGTAAGTCCAGCCTTTCAGTAACTTCTTGTATACTATTTGCATCATCTATGGTGTGTGTATAGGAATGGCCAAAGGATATTTGAGCACCCTCTCTTTCAGCTACCTGTCTAACCATTGAGGGCCTAATAGGTGACAAATTAGAGTAGTAATTCTCAATTGAATTATAAATGTTAATAGGAGCATTAACAATTGTCCATGTAGTGTCTTCTAGAAATCTAACTAAAGAGTCTCTAAAAAACCTTTCAGTTCTTCTTTGAATCTCCCGTGAGGTAAGTGCAGGTATATCATCCCTGACAACATGCCAAAAAGCCTGAGAAATTGCAGAAAATAAACTAGGCCCCCAGTGTCTTGGATCTAAATAATGAATATTGTTAACAAAGGCATTTACCCCTGGAAACAAAATATCATAATATTCTTCAGGATTAAATAACTGTAAAGCCATACCTGGTTGTTGATAAAGGCCTACAGTAGAAACTTTATGATCCCAGTCACTAAAAAACCTATATCCTACCTGAGCTAAGGAACTGACTCCAGAAACAGTTTGTATAAAAGCAGCAAGCCCTGCTATAGCTCCAGGAGCTCCAGTAATTACTGCATATGCTTGAGGACTGAGGCCTATGGCAGCTATAGCTTCAGAAGTACTTGTAATGCCCTCTACAGTAGCAAGGGATGCAATTTGAACTTCTATAGCAGCAGCAGCCTCTCCAGCAGCAATTTCAGCTACTGAAAATCCTGTGGCAGCAGCAGCCTCAGAAACAGTAGCAACTAGGTCCCCCAATAGTGCTAAAGCAGCACCCATGAACCTGAAAATAAAAAAAAATAAAATTACTTACCTAGTAGCCTTTGTCTTTCAAAGTACTTTCTGTTTTTTTCTGTTTCCCGTCTACACTGTCTTCACCTCTACAAAATTCCAGCAAAAGCTCTAAAATAAAAATAAAAATCCTCTGAGCTCTTCTTTTTGTTCCAGTCCAGGTTTTACCAACTTTCACAGAGGCCTGTCGTGACAACTGGCGAAAAACCATGGCCTATTTCCAACATAAACTGTGGAACAGGCCAACTTTGTTAGGCTCGCAAAACATGTTCTTGGCTTAAGTTCCTGGCTACTTTCCACTTCCTCTTCTGTTTACTTGTGGTTTCAATAGGGAGGAGTCACAGAATTAACTGCCATTGGCAGTCTGCCCAAGGCTATGGCAGACTGCCCAAGGTAGCTTAGGTCATCTATGGCTACATTCCATTGACAGGAGCTCCTCCCAGTGGGCCTTTTTTTTAATAATATATAARAGGCCGAGGCCGCCTCCGCCTCCACCCTTGCTCTCAAGTAGTAAGGGTGTGGAGGCTTTTTGTGAGGCCTAGGGAATTTCCCTAAACTTGCTGTTTTTCAGCCAATACTTTGCTATTTTTGAGCCAAAACCTCAAAA